ATTCTCAATAATAAGAATAATTGAGAATCATTTAGAGTAATTGTTGAGAATGCTTATGAATGTGTCTGAGTCTTGTGACCTTTGCCTGCTTACCATAAGACGCACAGTTTTTCAAGCCCCAGGACACCAAAAAAACTGGCACAAGGCGTCGAGACACTCATATAATGTTAGCGTTATATAACATTTTCATATCATAAGACCTATATATTCTTATGTGAATCTCGACGAGACTGGCACATGTGCTTGAATCTAGTCGAGATTTATGCTATAATACACACAGTTATCTCGACGAGTTATGTACGACGACTACGATCTCGACTATACATATAGCAACGATTATGCAGGTCTCGACGAGGATACGTATGCCGAACTAGGCACATCAGATCTCGACGAGGATTATGCACGAGATGGGCAAGATTATCAAGATCTTGCATATCGACACTATGCATGATAGAATCTAGTACACATTACATCGAGTTCTTATGCTAATGCAGAAACGCAGAGTCATTGTTACTCTAGATATAGATTGCTATGATGATCTAGATGTACATGATATAGACTGGAAAGACCTTCTGCAATTGGAGGGTGACGAGAATGTACATGTAAGCACAAAGGAGTTTGATCCGTTTTGAAATTCTTCATTGATGAGAACTGGGTTTATTTTTATAAGAACGCAGCACTATATAAGAGCCCTGTGGACTCCTATGGGTTCTTTAATACAGAGCATGGTGTACCTGTCGATTTTTGTCAAGAGGCAAAAGATTATGGGAGGGCACCACAATTGGAAAGACTGAGGAGTCTCCTTATGCCAAAACCCGAACTGTCCGATGAGGTGGCACAGACCCTGGTGTTCTGATGTACATTGACCTTGTTCAACACCTGAACCACTCATGACCATCTACACAGACAACGGTTTCGCCAATCGCACTGAGTACCTGAACGAACTCCGTGAGGAGTACGGTGACCTTGTGGACATCCTCATCGGTGTGCTACCATCGTCAGAGGACTTCGACGGTCTTGTAATCGCTCTGGAAGACGCTCTGGAGTCTGGAGAGTACGCAGACCTCCTGTGACACTCTGAGAACTGTCCACGGGGCACACAGACACCTCTCTGAGTGCCCTATAATTCCTTCAGTCACCAAAACACCATGGCAACTCGCTCACGCATCGGTATCGAACTTCCTGATCATTCTGTGGTTAGTGTCTACTGCCACTGGGATGGTTATCCTGAAGGCAATGGCAAGACCTTGGTTCAACACTATCTGAACCGTGAAGATGTACAAGAACTCATCGACGGTGGTTCAATGTCACATCTTCGAACTCGTGGCGAATGGAACTCCAAGGCACTCAGAGATGAGAAAGGGGAATGGATCTGTGATGCCGCAGGTTATCTGAAGTATGAGAATGATCGTGAACCTCAACCACTGTATCATACAGAACGTGGTGAAGAACTCAACATCATGCACTCTAGTTTCGACGAGTTTGTATCGGGAAATCTTGGTGGAGAAGAGTACGCTTATCTGTACAATCTCGACGATAACTGGAAGTGCTATAAGATTAACTATAAGGCACCTGTAGAACTCGTCGAGATTCCTAACTATGTGACAGCATAAGTATTGTCACAAGGGTCTTGACAATCTAGTCGAGACCCACCTATGCTGGTTTAGCAATCTGGTGAATGCACCCGACTCATAATCGGATATAGGCGAGTTCAATCCTCGCAACCAGCACTTGACAATCTAAGCAAGACCTGCTATGATTGTCACATACCACGGGGCGGTGGTGGAATCGGTAGACACACCAGACTTAAAATCTGTTGGGCTTATGCCCGTGGGGGTTCAAGTCCCCCTCGCCCTACTGGCACACTGTGTGCCTATTATCCTACAAGATCCAAAACAACATCATGCGTAACTTCAAGATCAACAGCACTGCCATCTCTGACCTGAGCGTGGACGGTGATCAGGTGAGCATCCAGTTCACCAGCAGCGACAAGCAGTACACCTTCCGTGCTGCCGATCCTAACACCTTTGTTGCAGACCTGGAGCAAGTGATCTCTGATCCTGAGGGTTCGGTGGGTTCCTACATCCACCGCGCCCGCAAGAGCGAGCAGCTTGTGGAAGTCTGATAACTGGCACAATGGGGGGTGGCAACACCCCTTTTTTGGTTTTATAGTTCCCTTGTCCACAACCACACCTCTCATGGAATTTGACACCGATTTCTGGTCTGAGATTCAGGATGCTCCTGGTGAGATCTTCGACATCCCTGAACTGCGGGATGATGATGAGGATGAGCAGACCTGGAATGAGTTTGTCAACAGCAATGTGACACTCTGAGCACTGGTACAGGGGGGTTGACATGCCCCCCAATCCGTTCTACATTACCTTTGTTCCTGAGACACCAACCCCATGGCAGACACACTCTCCAAGACCATCTACCGCCAACTCTTCACCGAAGATCAGTGGAATCTGATCTACAACTTCATCGGTAATGCACTCGATGATGATCTATTTGATGCGGATGATGTTTATGCCATTCGCAACAAGATTCATGCTCTCTTTGATGAGGAGGATTGATGGTAACATTGATTCTGGGTGGAGTAATTCTCTCCACCTTTTCTATCCTCTGGTATCTTGAAGACCGCGAAGGTGGTGGTCTTTATGATCCTTCATCCGTTCATCCTCCTGATAAAAAATGACACCTGACACTTATACTTTCTCTGGTGATGCTGTTACCTTCCTTGGTCTTGTTGGTGTTCTTTCGACGGGCATTATCATTCTCACTGCTTTCCGCCGCTACTACAATTCTCCTCTTCGCAAATGACTAACCGAACAGAACTTGAGTGGTTTCTGAAAGAGAAGTGTCGTGAAGATCCTGACCTTTTAGATACTATCATCAGTGAGTATGTTTGGAACATGAGTGAGAGCAAACTCACTGAACTTGAGGACTTTCTTTCTAACAACTTCGGAGACGATTGATGAACCGTTCTGAACTGCAAGATGCTCTCATTCAGCAGATGCTGGATGACATGGACCTCAAGACGATGACCCAACTCTGTTATGACTACCTCGAAGAAGGTTACGCAAAGTATTCTGACGAAGAATTAACCGAAGAGGTGAAAGAATACTACCCCGAACTGCTACAGGGGTGACGATCTGACAACTGGCACAAGGGGTCTTGATCTTCCCCAAGATCCCTGCCATACTACCTTTGTTCCTGAGACACCTCATGACCTACCAAGAACTTCTGCAACAGTTACAACAACTCACAGAAGAACAACTGAATCAAGATGTTTGCATCTGCGATTCTAAGTTTGACTGTGGTGATGATACTGACGCAGAGTATTATCAGTATGGTGTAGAGTTTGTGTTTGCAACTGAGGAATGTGATGTCCTCGATGTTGATCACCCTATCATTCGTTTCTGATGACCTACCAACAACTCCTCCAGATCATTCAGACTCTCGACAAGGATCAACTCGACAGAGAGGTTCTCGTCTATGATTCTTCTACTGATGGTTGGTATGATGACGGAACTCAACTTAAAGTAACGAGTTCTGCAATTCCTGGTCTCGTCGATTCTAATTTCCCTTATCTTCGTGTTTGATTATGAACTACCGACAACTGCTTAAAGAACTCCAGAAACTATCTGAGGTTGATCTAGACAAACTGATTCAGATTTATGACTATGAAACCGACACCATTCTAGAAGATGCTGTTCCTTCATTTGAGATTGCTAGAGTAGAAATAGAAAACTACGGAACAAATTATCCATTCATTACTATTAACTGATATAATGACCAAACAACTTCTCATTTCTCAACTTCGCAAAGGCAACAATGGGCAACGGATTCTGGAGATTCTCGATGCACTTGCTGCTGGGATGGACTCTAGTGAATCTAGTCAGGATATTCTTCCAACCCTAGACGAGATCAAGTTCTAGAAACTCGACGAGATGTGCCACTGCATCTAGTGGCACACATGATCTCGACGAGACCTGCATCATCAACTAGATTGCACACATCGAGATCGAGATCATGCAAACCGCAACAGTCACACCCATCTCCAAGAAAGCAAAGAACCGCTTTGCTAACATGATGGGGAACAATGCTCACTGTATCATTGAGCAAAGCAAAGGAAACAAGATGTTCCTTGCATCCATGAACAAACGTTACTTCTTCTGGGTCTCTCTTGACAATGACCCAGACTGGATGATACAATTCTAAGACAAGGGAGGAAGGGGTTTGCCTCCCGCTTGATGTAAAGTCACCCTGCGCGTAAGAGCACCGATAATCATAACACATAGGGGTCAAGGTGAAACTGGGGGGATGGAGTGGTGTCCATCCCCTTTTTTCTTATCATCATACAACGATAGCTTTATAGGATTGCAAAACCCATCATCCTAGCACCCATCACCACCCACCAGCACCCAGGAGATCCACCAGCACCACCCAGGAGCAGCAGGAGCACCTAGAGGGATTCCTTCTTTATGTAATGGAGAGAAGACCCATCCTTGTGACAATCAGAGCAGTGTCCCAAGAGTGGTTGTGGTGCTCGGTTCTGGTGGGGCATCATTCACTCAACGGCGCACCACTGACGCCGACTCACCAACCCCACCAAGATGAACAACGCCACTCCTTTCTTCTCTCCTATTCTTCCCCTGCATCTGACTGAGGAACAGATCAACAAACTGGATGCAGTTTGTTTAGAAGTAACCGAAAAGTTTTTCCGCAAAGATTATGCCGATCGCATCATTGATGCCCTTAAGTATTCCCGTTGTGCAAAGAAAGGTTACTACCGCACAACTCCCGACTTCCGCCACTTTATCGGAATCTACCATTGGGTTAAGTCTCACTGCAATTATGATGATTATGTTGTTTTCCGCAAGTATCTGCAAACTCTGAGTGCAGTCTATCGCTGGCATTTCGGTCATTATGATTCTGTTACCGTCTACAACTATCTGCACGAACGGGTTAAGATTGAAACTCATTGTGAGCATTGTGGTTCACTCTCTAAAACCCTGATTGATCGCCTGATTGAAGAGAACCTCTGGGCAGTGTGACAATCCGCAAGGTGTCACAGCGGGGGGAGAGATCCCCCCAACCTATCCTGTAGGATAACTGCAGTTCACCACACCACTCCGATGAACACCACTCGCGTCACCATCACCGCCATCTCTGGCAATGCCAAGACTGGTAAGATCACTACAACGCGCACCGATCGCGCCACCTGCCCAACCACCTGTCCTTTCTACAGCAGCGGATGCTACGCTACGCTGGGGCGTGAGCGGATGCAATGGGATCGCCTTAATCGTAACGAAACTGGCGTAAGTTGGGATGAGTTTGTGTCACAAATTCGCCGTATTGTTCCCAATGGTGTTCTGTGGCGCCACAATACTGCAGGCGATCTGCCACACAATGACGGAAACATTGATTACCTGAAACTCAAACAGTTAATCAATGCAAACAAAGGTAAGAAAGGTTTCACCTATTCTCACCACATTCTGAACGATCACAACATTATTTGCCTACAGAATGCCAATTCTTTAGGTTTCACTGTGAACGCATCTTGTGAGTCGGTTGATGAAGCTGATCGCGTGATGAGTGAGTATCGGATACCTGCCGTTGCAGTTGTTCACTCTGAAGAATCACGCCGATTCTTCACAACAACTAGCGGTCGCAAGGTTATCACCTGCCCTGCAGCATTGCACCCAGGTAAGGTAACCTGCGCCACCTGCGGTTTGTGTCAACAATCCGACCGTGAGTTTGTGATAGCATTCCCTGCACATGGTGCCAGCAAGCGTAAGGTTGACGCTATTGTGACGGTCTGAGCACTGTCCACCAAGGGGGGAGCGATCCCCCCACCGATCTGATAGGATAAGCACAAGCGGGACAGGAACCCGCACCACACCCAGACCGATGAACGAAACTACCCCAGTCACCGTTACCCTCACCCAAGGCGAGTGGGACACTATCAGGATCGCCGTCTTGGTTAGCAGCGGAACTGCCTATGAAAAGGGCAACTTTGGATGGCACGCAATGCTTCAGAGCGCATACAATGCCCTGAAGGAAACCACCTTCTGAACTGGCACACAGGGGGGTTGAAATGCCTCCCACCTATCCTGTAGACTTCTCTCAGTTCACACCACCGAACAATGGCAGCACTACCTTTCACCGAGCACAATCCCGATGGACGGGGAGACTTCTTCAGTAACACAATCCTGCGCCCACCGCACACCAAACTGGATGCTAATCCTTGGATCTACTATTCTTGGGACATGGAAAGGTTTACAAACCTCATGAGGATTCAAGGTAAAGAATTACCCGACTTTGTGAAGTCTAAAGTATAATTAAGGGGGGCAACTTTTGCCCCTTTTTGTATTCTTTTTTTCTTAAAAAAAGTTTGCAGGGGGCGTGGCGACCGTTTTCATCTACAGTGCTACCCCGCACCTCCTCTGATTGTCCCCATAGTCTACAGGCACCCAGCACCCATAAAACCGCAGCAGTGGACAGTGGGCCCACTGGTTCAAAGTGGTTGACTGCTGCCCCATGCTGCCTGTATTGTGATCTCAGTTCACACCACTGAACCATGTTCAACACCTTCACCGACCGCAAAGCATTCGGCGCTACCTACCAGTGGGCGATCCTGTCCCTGCTGCCCATGGATGACGGCAGCGGTTGCCTCACCCAAGACGGAATGCGACCCACCGACATCAATCAGGCTCTGGGAATGCCCAATGAGGCACGGACTGCCCTCTCCCTGGTTCTCAAGCGCATGGCGCAGCAGGGACTGATCAAGCGCCACCAACTGGGTAACCGCTGGGTTGAGTACACTCGCATCATGCCCCTACGCAAGCGTGAGCGCATCGCCCGCTGGATTCGCGGATGATACAATACGGGGGGACTCACTTCCCCCCTTTCTGACCCAACTCACAATCCTACCATGCGCCGCTTCCCTTTTATCTTCTGCCTGCTGTCGGTTCTGATCGGTCTGCGAACACTCAACGCCATGGCAACCGTTGATCCTAGCATGGATGCCGCCGCTGATCGCATCTGCCTCACCCGTCCTTCTGTCTGTGGTTTGGAATGAAACTCCTAGGATTGATCGCGCTTCTGTGGTTGCTCTGGGAACCGATCCGACCCGTCCGCACTGTGACAGCTGAGGCACTGTCCACCGCCGCTGAAATGATCCGCCGCTGACCCTGTAGACTTCTCTCAGTTCACCACACCACTCAATGAACTACCCCATCACCAACTGCCGCCAGATCGAAGAGGATCGTTCACTGGATCTTCAAGAATACATTGAACAGCATTGGGAGGAGATTCAAGAGTTCTGGAATCATGAAGATTTCCCCATTGATGATAACGGATACTGCATTCAAAAGTAACATTTAAGGGGAGCAAATACACTCCCCTTTTTTTATACTTTTTGCCACCAAAAAAAGGTTCTACCTTCATCCTAGCACGCCACCCCCACCTTAGGTCAACCCCCTGACCGATAAGGATCACTGATCGTTCAGACCCTTGGCAGGTGTCACTGATGCTGTAGGATAACTGCAGTTCACACCACACCACACCGATGAACCTCTCCACCTTCACCGCCGACATCGCATGGGTCACCCGCCTGGATGAAGAACCCGAAATCTACGCTGAGCGCGATGCGCTTTATGTGGACTTCTACAGCACCGTTGATCAGGTGAGCAAGGCAGCGCCAGACCTGGTGTGCGTCGATCTGCACGATGGTGATTCCTGGGTCGCCTGGGAGGATGCCAGCATCTCAGAGGATGCGATCGACGCCCTGCAACGGTTCCGCTGGATTGTGACAGTCGATTAAGATGCACAAGGGGGGACTGGGATCCCCCCACACTGCGCCTACAATGACCTCAGTTCACACCACACCACCGATGCGAACCTTCTCACCCGCTTCTGATCTTCAAACCCGCCAGACCGTGTGGGCACTGCTGAAGAACGGATCCCCAGTCTGTGCCAAGGGCGAACCTGGTACCCTAACCGCAGTTGAGATCGCTGGATTCTTCTTCAGGAAATACGGCGAGGATCTCAAACCGCTGGAGATCTGATACAATACAGGGGGGAGCGATCCCCCCATCACCACCATCACACCACACCATGCAAACCTTTCTCACCGCTGAAGAAATCCTGCAGTTAGTTACCACTGGCATGGTTACATTGACTGAGGATCTTATGATCAGAATGTCAGAATCTTATGAGGATTCTGAATGGTACAATGACCCTAACAATGTTATGTCAAAGCATCATTACTGAAATGGTATTCTCGGCATTCTTTATCATCATGGCGATTTTTACATTAGTGTTTGAATCTCGACGAGTATAATCTAGTCGAGATCACACATCATCATCTAGTCGAGATGCACAACATACACATCTCGACTAGATACACACAAACACACATTCACATCTAGATTCACATCATGCAACACACATCTAGTTCAATCAATTCAATTGGCTTCACAATCACCTATCAAACTCCATACAATCAATGTGAATGGCGCACACAATCTTTCACCACAAAAGAAGAAGCAGAAAGAATGATTGCATTCTATCAGTCTTGTGGTTCACCTGCTAAGTTTATCTGAGGATAATATCATGGGGAAATGGATTCACAAGGGTGGCAAATCACGCCCTGATAAAAGATTCAAGAACATTCTAACACCTAAGAAAGGTGCAGCAAAGAATAAAAGAAAGAAAAAGTAGAAAGTATAAAGTATAAAGAACTAACTCAGGATTAAGTGTAGTTTGTGAGTCAGTGGTGTGGTTTAATTCTCTACACTTAGTCCTGTCTTAGTTCTTTATACTTTGCTGATCCGTATTGCTGCTGTGGTTGATCCTGATCCTGATGATACGGATTCGGTTGATCCTGATCCTGACCCTACGGATTCGGTTGATCCTGATTCGGTTGATCCTGATTCGGTTGATCCTGATCCTGATGATCCTGATCCTGATGATCCTGATTCGGTTGATCCTGATTCGGTTGATCCTGATCCTGACGCTACGGATTCGGTTGATCCTGATTCGGTTGATCCTGATCCTGACGCTACGGATTCGGTTGATCCTGATTCGGTTGATCCTGATTCGGTTGATCCTGATCCTGATGATCCTGATTCGGTTGATCCTGATCCTGATGATCCTGATCCTGATGATCCTGATTCGGTTGATCCTGATTCGGATCAGGTCAGCGTAGATTCCAACCACACAAGCGCCCGATCCGTCAAGCGTTCGCCCATAAGCGTCGCTGATCAAACGGATCTGCTTTTTTGTATCCGTTGCTACCGTTTGCCTCTTGTGGGATCGGTGCCGCACCTTTATAGTTGCGGAGCGAACCTAGACAACTGAAGAACGGAAACGGGCGGAGCGCGTGGCAGGCGCACCGCACGCGACACGCGCCACCTATCGGGCGGGATCCTAGGGGTGTGTGCGCGCGACTGTACCGTTCTTTTATAGTTTCAAGTTTCGCCATTTAGTTCACTTTTGTCCCTTACTTTTGAGACAATGATCATCACCGATCCCCGCGCTCAGATCGCCCAACTTATCGAGGCGATTAACGAACAAAAGCAAAAGGTTGAGTATGAAACTTCCGTGCTAAAAGCACGGCAGGAGATGCTTTTAGCCCTGATGGATTCCCACGGTTTTGATAAGATCAAAACCGATAAAGGTTCCGTCACAGTGTGCAACGGAAAGCGTACAGTTGCAGTAACTGACCCCGCCCTAAAAGCGGAGATTAAACTGATCCAAGAACGCGGAGTCCGTACTGGGCGCTGTGAAGAAAGGATCGGGCAGCGTTACTGTATGATCCGCCGCTAAGTTACACTTAAGGGGTGACATTCTCACCCCTTTTCATTCACCTTTCACCCTAACTTTTCACCACAATGAAGAACTTTATCGCTGCTGCCGCTAAATTAGATTTAACGGTAGAAGACATTCTTGACATACTTGCATTAGATTTTGATGACATAGAGACCGAGAATCTATCGGTCAATGAAATACTTGAAGCGGTCAGGGATTGTGATTGCTTTGAGTCGGATTGGGCGTCAGGTTGTGACAGCGTTTCCAACTTTATCGACGCCTGAGTTACATTCAGGGGGAGACAATCCTCCCCCTTCCTTTTCACCTTTCACCCTACACTTTTCACCACCATGGCAACACTTTTCACCCGTAAGATTGAGTGGGAGAATGGCACACAGTGGGCGAACTTCCCTGAGTTAGGTTCAATCTACACGCAATCTATGCTCATCTTCGATGAGTACGAGGGCAAATACAACGTTTCTTTTAGTGTTGGCGACGGACGCAGATTGGGCGTCCTGTTTGTAGATGTAGAGTCCTACGATTGCGACGGTTACGCTCACACAATGCATTATAGTTTGGGGCAGTTCTACACAAACGAAGGTGCAATGAAGTTCGCTCAGTTTGCTTTTGAGCACTTTTGTTTAGAGTTTAACTGGAAAGTTTGTCCCTCATTTCAGTGCTTAGATTACATCGACGGCGAACCTTACACGCTCGCTGGTGATGAGGTTGTGAGCGAGATTGTCTACGGTTGATCACACTTAGGGGCAGTATTCTCTGCCCCTTTCTTTCACTTTTCACCCTACACTTTTCTGCCATGCTTTCCACTTTTGAGACCAACTTTCAGCGTCTCAGGGATGTTGAACAGTTCGCAATCGACTCTATCAACCGTGGAGGATTGCACGGCGACGGTATGATCGGAGAGGCAGAACTGCACTGCCAAGGGTATGCTGGGGAGGGCAATCCTCCCCACGACATAGTGCTAGGTTGCACGGTTAAAGTTACCAAGAACGGCAATCGTCGCCACACGTTCACACTAAACGGGCGACGGATTGCCGCCCATAAAATCACACTTCGTTTGGGAGAGTTGGGCGCCTAAGTTATGCGTTCGTGGGCGGCAGTTGTTTATACTCTGCCGCCCTAATCGCCTGCGTTCGTGCGTGTTTGGCAGTCCTAATCCGCCGCGATGGCGGATGCGGGGGGGTCATGGGGGCGTTTAAAAACAGCTAACTACCCTAACCTACAAAGTGTTACCCAAGCGTTCAAAATATAAGACTCAAAAACAAAAAAAATCGCCCATCAAAAACAAAAAAAATCGCCCATCAAAAACAAAAAATTCCTATATAAAATTGAAAAATGAAATCCCCTAGATGAAAAAAAATTCCTCAGAAAATTTTAGATCCCTACAAGTCGATCCAATAAACGGTGATTATTATGTTATAATACCAGAGTGGATTGTCAATGATTTAAATTGGTATGAAGATACCGAAATAGAATTCACAATCGATGGAAAAGAAATTATACTCTCAGAAAAAAAAGATGATTGAAACACTTTATCACATATATTTAAAAAATAAATGCATCTATCATTCATTAACTGAAGATGAATTTAATTTGACATGGAAAATGATTTCAGAGTTTCTTTCAATTACAGATGATTCAAAAAAGAATGATCTTTCTTATGAAGAAGTAGTACGTTCAAAAGAAGTCGCACTGAATTCATCTCATTGACAATTACCTATATACTTGGTATGATACTGAAGTAAAAATCATTCAATTATGGCTAAAGGATTCACTGTAAAAGCAAAGGCACCAATAGCAAGTTCAAATAGTGCTCCCGAATGGGATTACAATTTGGCAAAAGAAATGGTCAGAGGAAAATCGATTGTCTTTTGTTTACCCGGAAGAGGAGTTTCTTATACTTACCTGAAGAACTTCGTACAACTTTGTTTTGACTTAGTACAAGCAGGGGCAAGTATTCAAATCTCGCAAGACTATTCATCCATGGTAAACTTTGCAAGATGCAAATGTTTAGGAGCGAATGTACTGCGAGGACCTGATCAACTTCCCTGGGATGGTAAGTTAAATTACGATTGGCAACTTTGGATTGACTCGGATATCGTCTTTAGTAGCGAAAAATTCTGGCAATTGATTCTAATGGATAAAGACATTGCATCTGGTTGGTACTGCACAGAAGACGGTCATACAACTTCCGTAGCGCACTGGATGGAAGAAGATGACTTCCGAAGCAATGGTGGTGTCATGAATCATGAAACCATTGAAAGTATCAGTAAGCGTCGTAAACCATTTACAGTTGATTATGCTGGATTTGGTTGGTTAATGATTAAGAAGGGAGTCTTCGAGCATCCTGAAATGAAGTATCCTTGGTTCGCTCCCAAGATGCAAGTCTTTGAATCTGGAGAGGTACAAGACATGTGTGGGGAAGATGTGTCATTCTGTCTGGATGCAAAAGAGGCAGGATTTGAGATTTGGTGTGATCCTCGTATTCGCGTCGGTCACGAAAAAACAAGAGTTATTTGAGTCTATGACATATAATCACGAAAAATATAATATCTACTGCAATGGTCGCAAAATTTATTCCGATCTTTCAGAGAAAGACTATTTGGATGTGATGGAAGACCTGGCGCAGGAGTTCTATGAAAAAGGAACTCCTGCTCCTCATGAATTAAACACTGTAATTATACAAGGAGATTAAAGTCTTATGGCAACTAAAGCAAAAGGTGGATTGAGCAAGAACAATTCTTATAATCCTGGGCCTCCGAAGAAAACACGTCAAGGAGATGGTGATGGAACCAAGTATGCCGCATCTTCTCGTAATGGAGCACGTAAGAAGTATAGGGGTCAAGGTAAAGGATAATGTCTTATTTAAACCATAACCTTCCAGACTGGTCTTGTTACATTCGTAATGAATTTTTATTCAACCATAAAAAAGGTCATGGTGAAGTAACAAAATGTGATGTACATTCTGTTGCAAGTATCGAAAAAAGAGTGCCTTTGTTTGAGGCGTTTCTTGAAAATGGCGTGAATTGGACTCGGCGTCCTCTTCACGCTTTTTGCTGGAAACCTGATGCTCTGATTGAACCACTTGAAGACATTATGTATTGGGACTGTTTTTCACCATATATTGATGTACAAAAAAGATCACGTCTTTCTGGATTGCAAGCAGAATTAATTCGCCCAGATGGAAAAAAAGTTTTAGGAACTTATATGTTCACTCTAGATTGGTCATGGGAGAATAAAGGAATACCAGACTTGAACTTTTCTGAGACACCAGAGCACAAATGCGCTCACTTATTCAAAGTTGAAACTGGAAATTATTATGCATATCCAAATAATCGTATTATTTGGTATGACAATGCCTGGACATTTAACAGAATTGATAAAAATCCAGGATATGAAATTGATATGACAATATATTCTGTAGAAAACAAAAGAAAATTGGAGACTTCTGATCATTACATATATGAAATTAATAATTTAGATCAGAATAAATAATTTTTTTTGCATAATACCGAATTGGAACAGCACTCAATGGGAAGACACCTACTTTTAGAGGTGTATGATGTTGATTTTGAAGCGATTAACGATATGGAATCGCTTCAAAATACCATGATTAAAGGTATAAATCGTGCAAAAATGACTATTTTGAACGTTTTTTCTCATTGTTTTATTCCTCAAGGGTGTACAATTGTCATTGCACTTGCAGAAAGTCATGTTTCTTGTCATACATGGCCCGAAAATGGATGTCTTGCAATAGATGTTTATACTTGTGGTGAAGGAAATCCAAAAATAATTGCACTTGAACTTTTAAAATACTTAAATTCGGACAATTATACGATTAGAGAATTAAATCGTTAAATAGTGACAAGGAGATAGCAACCTCCTTTTCAAAAAAGTTCTGTTTTTACAAAAAACAGGAGCTAAAATGTCCAATTTACCAGTTGACAGAGACAAAGATTACATGTATCAGATGTGGGGAACTACTTCTCTTACATCTGATTACAATAGTTTAGATCAAAAACCCAAAGTGATTCAAGAAATTATGCACGATGATATCTCAAAAAATCAACATCACCTAAAGGAACAATCTGAACTGCACCAAAAAATTAGAAATTCTAATGATTATGATGATTGGGAATATGGTACAGAACCAAATTACGGAATTTCTTGGAAATAACCATAAATAACTGAAGAAAAAGTCCTGTTCCGATGGCAGTCAACGCAATTACAAGGATATCTAGATCATTCAAGGACATTAGTTTGTCTTTTGAACCACATCCAGTAACTAAAGATTTGCCAATTTTAAAAAATGAAAGAGCGATTATAAGATCAGTTCGTAATATTGTAGAAACAATACCAACTGAAAGATTTTTTAATCCGGATTTTGGTTCAGATGTAAGATCAAGTTTATTTGGAATTGTTGATTATGCAACGGTGTCTATTATTGAAGATCAAATTCTCATAGCGATCAATTCCTATGAACCAAGAGTTGAAAATGTTCAAGTTACAGTAGATCCAGGACTTGACAATAATGCTTTAGAAGTTACTGTAATCTTCGATATTATTGGACAGGACTTCCCAACACAAGAGTTTACTTTCATCCTAGAGGCAACGAGATAAAATGCCTTTTACCAATTATACCAACTTAGATTTTGATCAGATAAAATCTTCAATTAAAGATTATTTAAGAGCGAACAGTAACTTTACTGATTTTGACTTTGAGGGATCTAATTTTTCAGTTTTAATTGATACCTTAGCATATAATACTTATATTAATGCATTTAATTCAAATTTATCTGTTAATGAGGTATTTTTAGATTCTGCAACTCTTCGAGAAAATGTAGTATCTCTTGCAAGAAATATTGGGTATGTTCCAAGGTCTAGAAAGTCTTCAACTGCAGTAGTTTCATTCAATATTGAAACTGCAAGTGAAATTCCCACAATTACGCTTCAATCTGGATTAGTCTGTGTAGGATCTGCAGATAATAGTTCTTATATATTTTCAATACCAGAAGAAATTACCCGTACTGTATCCAATGGTGTTGCAACATTTGATAATATTCAAATTTCTCAGGGAAGATTTTTAAATTTATCGTTTACTGTAAACGGTTCTTTAGATCAAAAGTTCATAATTCCAAACCCATATGTAGACACCAGTACAATTCGAGTGTATGTAAAAGGAATTAATGACCCAGGTATAGGTAAAAAATATTCTTTAGTTGATAATATTATTACAGTAGATAGTACCTCTGAAATATTTTTGATTCAAGAGGTTAAAGATGAAAAATATGAACTTTTGTTTGGTGATGGAGTTTTTGGCAAACAACTTGAAAATGGAAGTGTAATTACTGTAAATTATATTGTAACTGATGGTAGAGATGGAAATGGTACATCAGAATTTTCATTTGCAGGATCAATCAAAAATTCAAATGGTGCTTTAATTATTCCATCAAATACAGTAACGGTAACTACAAATCAATCTTCAAAAAATGGATCAAATATAGAATCAGTTGATTCGATTCGTTATTTTGCACCAAGACTTTATTCATCTCAGTATAGAGCAGTAACTGCTGGCGATTATGAGTCTATTATAAAAAATATAATATATCCAAATGCAGAGGTTGTAAGTGTAGTTGGAGGTGAAGATTTAGATCCTCCCGAATATGGATCTATAACAATATCAATCAAACCTAAAGATGGATTATATGTTTCTCAATTTGATAAACAGTTAATTTTATCAAAATTGAAGCAATACGCAATCACTGGTATAAATCAAAAAATCACAGATATTAAAGTTCTTTATATTGAACTAGATTCATATGTTTATTATAATACTTCAAATTCTCCTGGTGTAGAAAATTTAAAAACAAAAATAGAAAATTCTTTAAACACATATTCAAATTCTTTAGATATTAACAAATTTGGTGGTCGTTTTAAATACAGTAAATTACTACAGGTTATAGATAACACCGATGTTTCAGTTACATCAAACATTACTAAAATTACAATTAGAAGAAATTTGAATGTATTATTAAACCAATTTGCAGAATATGAATTATGTTATGGAAATAAATTTCATGCAAATTCTGAAGGTGCAAATATAAAATCCACAGGATTTAAAATAGCGTCTGAAAGTGCATTTGTATATCTAACAGATATTCCAAATGAAGATAAAATTACTGGAACTCTTGCCATAATTAAGTTATCAGAAAATCCATCTCAGTCTCCAACAACAATTATAAGTTCTGCTGGGACAGTAAATTATCAAACTGGAGAAATAAGATTAAATGCAATTAATATTATTGAAACTGAACTTGCAAATAGTGTTGTTGAAATACAAGCATATCCCGAATCTAATGATGTAATAGCTCTTAAAGATT